TCATTGACCATGCTACGAGGGAGCATACCCGTACTAGTCTCTAACAAATTTTTATCGCTGTACTTTTCTTGGGGGCTACCGCTAAGAAAGCCTACATTATGGCGGTAGTGCTCAAATATATTATTTGGAACTCTATGTTCCGGGTCATGGTGCTTACTTTTTTTATTGTTCCATGCGTTGATTGCATCCAATACTACTTTTTCTTTTTCTGCAAACGTAGCATAGGGATTATAAATGGGGGTCGTGGTATGCCATAATTCGTCAGCACCAATTTGTTCATATGCATGATCTATATTTCGGAGATACGCTCCTTTGCTAGGAGACGCAACCACATCTAAAAGGTGATTAGTACTATCATCTACCCAACCAGTCTTGTCCTTGGCGTGATGCCTAAACTCATGGGCAAAGGTACCGGGGCTAGCACCCGCTCCAACACCTACCGCCCATCTTTCAGGACTCATAAGGCGGTACATGTCTCTGTAAATTGTTGAGAATGGCAGGTGTTTTTTGTCATCGTCCATATCCAAATAGGTATTTATTGCCCTGATGCGTGGCATAGGATTAATCGAGCCGATACCCATCTCCTGTTTCCAAGAATCTGACGCATTAGGGCCAAAATATATGCCCATAAGACCACTTGGTGAACGCGGGTCACCAATAGTAGTAGCGTTCTCCTTGCTGACCAAAGGCCAGTCTCGGGGAAGCAAGTTCATCCGTACTTGGGCTTCAAACTCCCGGTCATTCGGATCTATGGGGTTAGCATAGAATTCATTCGCTTTACGGAAACGGTCGCCTGTGTCCATCAGTAGTACCTCCGCGACATGCTGCGGGATGACTTGAAGAGCTGTATCGGCTCCGGCTCGTCGCTAGGTAGACGAATGAAGCCACCTTGTCGGAAGCGCATCAGGGCCAGCGTTGTCGAGTCCACAAGGTCGTCATGGGACCCAGCTGGGAAGTCGTTGCACTCCTCGACAACCTCCCATGCCCAGCGGCGGTCTGGTGCCCAGACTATACCAGCACTGAACAGGTCCGAGATGGCATTGACTCGGGAAATCTTGTCTTGCCCCTTGCCGGGGGTGAACTCGCTGATGGGGACGCCCATCCGCCGCAGCTCCTGATACAAGGCAGCACCGTTGGACTTCTTCTCGACGATGAAGCTGTCCGGTTTCCAATCCTTGTAGGTCTCCAGCACCAGCGACTTCAGCTCCGGGAACTCCAACCGTTGCTTGATGGCGTTCAGCAGGATGATGTTGAAGTTCTTGGACTCTTCATTGAAGAAGATGCCCCAGATGGTCAGAGCGTTATAGTCTGACCGGGAGTTTTTCTCCTGCGCGGCGTCGAGGGACATGATGACGAACGAACACTGGGGCGGGTCATCCTCATCCCAGACGTTCCACCACTCTCTCTTTATAAGAGCGCCTTCCTCCGATGTCGGCTCCTGCATGTACTGGGCTTGCCAGTACCGAACGTCCATGCCAGCCTTCTTGGACAACAACTCGTCAATCGTCCAGAAATCCGGCCACAGTGGCTTGTCATTCAAGATAGCCGGGAACTCGACAATCTCCCATTGGTCGGCATCATCATTCTTCGTCATGTGGTCAATGATCTTGCCCGTCAGGTCCAGCTTCGACCAGCGAGTCATCACCACAATGATCGCACCGCCCGGCATCAAACGCTGCAGTGGACCTGACTGGAACCACTCCCAAGCGGGCTCAAACACATGGGATGTTCCCTGCTTGGCTTCTTGCTCAGAATGAGGGTCATCGATAATAAAGAGGTCAGCACCACGACCAGCCAGAGCGCCGCCAACACCAATAGCGAAATACTCACCGTTAAAATTCGTTCCCCAGCGAGACGCACTTTTGGAGTCTGCCTGAAGTTCAACCTGCGGAAAAATGTCATGGTAGAGGTCCGAGTTGATGAGGTTACGGACTCGTCGTCCGAAGTTGACTGCCAGATCGGCAGTATGTGAGGCCATGATGACCTTCTTCTGGGGATGTTTACCCAGAAACCACGCGGGAGCGAGGTACGAGATCAACTCTGACTTGCCATGACGGGGGGCAATGTTGACGATGACCCGGCGCTTCTTGCCTGCGGCAATGTCCTCGAAGAGCTGTGCCAATCGCCTGTGGTGGGGGCCGATGATGTACCCGGGGTAGACATGCTGGATAAAACTGAGGAAGTCCAACTTGCCAAGCTGCTGGGTGCGTTGAGCATTGTACTGCTGCAACATCTCCAGCGTTCTGCGCTTGTCAGCATCCCGCATCGTCGGGAGTGCCGCTCGCAACTTGGCGATTTTCTCGGGTGTGAGCTGAGTAGCGGAGGCGGCACTACTCACCCGTGGGACCCTCATCCGCGTCTACAATCTCGGCATCATCGACCCCCACCATCGGCTGGGGTCTACTGGATACCACTTGGTATTCGATGTTATCCAGAATTCCTAGAAGCTCCTTCTCGACCTCTTCGATCGGTTTGACCTTGACGGTCATCTCCGAACGCTTCTTGAAGGCGTCTACGCCATCTACCTCGCCTAGTTTCGACAGCGCAGAGATGCGGTCCTTGGGGGACACGGCATTCTCTACCTCGAAGACCAGCTTGTTGACGACGTACATCTTGAGCTCCGAGAGCTCATCGACCAGCTGTACATTGCTCTGGGCAATCATCCCGGCAAGGTAGGCCATTGTCTCGTTGCGATACTTGGCAAATTCGGGACGTATCTGCGGGTCGGTCAGCATCTGCTTGGCCAAACCCTGCGCCATATCTTGGTCCGCCGAATCGGCAACGAGCGGCTTCCCCTGCAAATCGGAAAGCAGCTTGATCGTATTGACCCGACTGTTCAACTCCTCTTGAGGGCTCTGTTCCAGAACCTTCACTGAGCGCAACGGCACGGGGATGTTCTCTTCGATGTCTGGTATTAGCTCCATGTTTGCAAATATACCCTGAAAAAGCGAAAGGAGGTAGGGACTCCTACCCGGGGGGTCTTTTATATATAGGGGGTGGGGGGCGTAGGGGAGGTAAGGAATCCTACCCGGGGGGTGTTTCTATAACACCGAATACTGGAACAAAACGGTGGAAAAGTGGGGATCGTTGGTGTGATGCTGAGTGTATAGAGTAGACCAAGAGCGTCTCCGTTCTAGGTGGGTGCCATACGGGTAGGGTCTGGCCTTGCAGTACCCGTCGAAAATTGAGGGCCAGCCGTCTTCTGTCTAGCTCAGTGCACTACGTTTCCCTCGCCTACTTGCGTGGCTCGGGAAACGAAGAGGGCAGCACAGTACTCCTCTCTCGGTTATGTACTTGGCCGCCGATGGGAACGACACAGTACTTCTCTCTCAGTTCTGTACTTGGCCGCCGATGGGAACAAGAGTGGCAGCGATTAGATAGTGTGACTGCGCAAGGCTCAGTTCACCTAATGAGGTGATGGAAAAAACGGCGTCTAAAAAAATAACACCCGTTTACTTAGAGTATACATAACCCATGTTCCGGTAATGTTCCAATTGTTCCAAGAGCATGGAACAGCTTTTTCCCAGCGTTATCAATGACTTACAGCGTTTGTTCCAATGTTCCAGTTTTTTGGCAGGGTATACGTTGGGTTGGAACTATGACAGTGTGAGCGTGACCGTACCCAGCAAGTGTCATAAACATACACAATCTTTCCCAGCCTAGCGTCCTATTCCGCAAATGTTGGAACATTGGAACTTTTCTCTCTCTTAAACTATAACTAACTAACAACAACATCATATCTTTCAAAGACTTAGAATCCAGCATACTACCTTTTCCCTAACCAATTCTGTAGCATATCAATCTTAGCCATTTTGGAACATTGGAACAGAATTGTACCGGGCGTTCCCCTCGCAAGCGAGGGTCGGGCTAAAGCCCTAACGCTCTTGCCCCTCCGGGGCGCTAAGAAGTAATGAGCCACGCAAGCGTGGCAGTATCTGTGCTCATGGCTGCAAGCAGCCATTCGCGTCACGCTCAGCTCGTAACGCTGCTGTTCAGTGTTGTACTTCGTAATGACATTGTGCTGGCAGCTGCGTTTGTCAGCTGCAATCTGTTCAGTCAATAGCAACCTTGTGCTGGCAGCTTCCAAACAAGAGCGCGCTGGTGCGCGCTGTTTTGCGTGAAGGCAAGACGGGAATCCGTTTTGCAGTGCAACATAGCGGCCGCAAACTTAGGACACCGCGCCCCGGCCAATCAGAGCTCCCAGCTGGTAAACCCGAATCTATAGATCTAACAGCTGCCATCCTAGCAGAGCCCCCAAACTACCTGGTGTCGTGTTATCATCGCAGCTGGCCAATCCCGGCCAGCATCAAAGAGTAAACCCTCATGACTGCAAAGAAACAAACCGTACGCCAACTCACCCATGCAGACCGCGAACTGATAGCCAAACGGTCACGCCGCAAGCCGACGGGTTTTGTTATCTACAATGGGCCATCAAAACTGGATGGAGCGCCGATTGTAGTGATAGCTATAGAAGGAAGTAGCAACCGCAAGACAGGCAACATGGTACAGACCTACATCCTACGCGCCGACCTCGACCCCACCAGCGCCGTGAAGAATGGCGCAGACGTCAGTATATGCGGCAACTGCAAACACCGAGGCCAGCACGGAAAAGGCCGCACGTGCTACGTAAACCTAGGCCAAGGCGCGCGCGCAGTGTACGACGCTTTCATGCGCGGCCTGTATAAGATAGTCGGACTGCAGGTAGCGCGCCAGCTAGGACGCAATCGTATGGTGCGCCTCGGGACATATGGTGACCCCGCCGCCGTTCCCGGTATCGTATGGCGTAACCTCACCGACGAAGCCGCAGGTCATACTGGCTACACCCACCAATGGCGCACCCAGCCGCACCTTAAAACGCTATGCATGGCCTCGACTGACAGCATCGCAGAAACCCAGCTAGCGCAGGGCTGGGGGTGGCGCACTTTCCGAGTATCCATGTCCGCGAAACAACGTGGCGCAATACGCGAACTCCGCGAGGCCACCTGCCCAGCCAGCGCCGAGGCACTCCGCAAATTAACTTGCGAACAATGCAAAGCTTGCAGCGGGACATACCGAGGCCAACGCGGAAACATCACGATTGCACCCCATGGCGGCTTCGCGGTAATGGCAGCCGTAGCCAAACAACAAAACCTCTAGATCCCGCAGCTGCGATTCTGAAAGCACCCCCAGTTAGCCTGGAGTACCTTAAACGGTACTCTAGGCTTTTTTTACGACCGAGGCCGCGCGCTTGCAAAACCGAAGACGAAAGCCGAAAACCAAAACCGAAGACCAAAACCGAAGACCAAAACCAAAGAACCTAGCCGGCACTGCGTGCAGGCTAGGCAAAACAAAGACGCAAACCATGGGACTGGCATCCAAACCGCCACACCGCATCCAAACCGCCAC